AGAACCTCAAACACACAACTTACTACATACGCCGATGCAAAATTGAGACACTACCTGGTTACCGATACACGTTAGCATTGTGAATCCCTTTTTAAATTTGACTGAATATTAGATGGAAAATATAGCAATATATTTGAAGTCTGAGTTTCTTCGTTCAAATTTAATTAGGGGTGTGCGCCCGGTGCCATAGGTAGAATCCCACCAAGTGCGACGTAAATTCTAATGCTACTGATGTATCCACAACTTGACCTTACGCTTAAAAGAGAAAACTCCGATGTTTGGAGCCATACTTAGGAAGTACCAATTCTATGACAACCTGTTCTTCTTTCAATAGTATGCTGGAAGTCAGAAAATTGGGAAAAGATCAGTGTATCCAAAAGGAATAGGATCCTGATACATTGAATCTCCTAGTTGGTGATATATCCAACGGTTAGGCGATAGCAAGCCTTATAAAAACTTTCTCCTGTAGAAATGTCTACAGTCTCTTTTTTTCTCAAATTTTTTCTAAGTAAGTAAGTACTTGAGAAAAAAAGTAATACATTCTCGTTTTTGAGTGTGTCATCCTTGCACAAAAAATCAAAGAAGAAAATGTATTAGAAAGGATAAATTTTTTATCTCCAAGTGTGTTGCCGATGAAACTAGAAAAGTAATGTTTATATATAGCTTACAAGATATATATAAGAATATTTGAAGTAACGTAACGTTGTTCATACGATGTATCTTCTCTTGAGTTTTTCGAGGGAAGATGCCTTAGGAATAAGGACTTCAGTACCCATGTCGGGGTGATACTAAAGACGATCACGAACCGGACCATATCCAAACATTTCTGCGTTGGATTCCGGGACCGAAGGGAAATATAAAGAAAACTTAGCTGGACTTGATTTATCGATGGTACAACGTAACGATAGGATGTCTTAACTTTCCAAGTAAAGTAACCGATTACCGAGCGACCCACACGACGTTTTCGGCCAAACATGAGGAAAGGGAAGGTGTCTTATGTATAACTTGCTAATTACTCTCGATGCAACAAAAAGATTTAAATTCAAGAGATATCTTGATTTAAATTGTGGGTGAAGTGCATTTGGAGTAATGGTAGGGTATATTTACTAAAATCTCATATGATCAGGTAGAGAGCGTTGTTAGTAGCTAATACTATCGATGATGCGATGTACCAGGAATGACTATACTGTAGGGTATATCATCAACCACCTCTAGCCCGAAGTATTACGAACACTTCTAGTAGGTACCATCATATGAGAGCCTCGGCAAGTAGAACGTATAACTACTTGAAACCGAGGTTACTGAACGAATAACACAAACAAACTTTTTTTTTTTTTTTTTTTCAAAGTCTCGGAAATTTTTTTTTTTTCTAGATATATCTGAGTGAAAAGAAAAAAAATGTATAAGTTAGAATATTATCAAAGTAAATTTAAAAATCTTTTTGAGCAAGGAAGTGATGATTGGTTAGAAGGCCGTAGATTCGCTTTCGGAGGAAGTGAGATAGCAGCTGTCTTAGATGCAGACCCTTATACGAAATTTACAGATCTTTTACAAAAGAAAAAAACAAGAGAAAATATAAAAGAAGATAACACAGAATGGGGAAAAATGTTTGAGCCGGTATCTAAAATTTTTATTACCTTAGAACAAGAGAAAAAAATACATGAATTCTCTTCTATTCCTCATTGTTTCTTTCCTGTGTGTTATTCCCCTGATGGTGTATTAGTAGACGGAGATGACCTTGTGTTGTTAGAAATAAAAAATCCTATAAGAAGAGGCGTTGGCTATATCCCAGAATATTACTTACATCAAATTAAAACAGGAATGTGTATTCTTAACGTAAAACATACGCTATTTGCACAATTTAGATTTAGAAGGTGTGTAATATGGACCGACCCAGATTCTCACAGTTTTGATCGTTTCTACCATAAAGATTTTAAAACCCGGCCTATGAAACCTGTAACATTTGGCTATCTCTTCTGGCCAGGGCAAAATGAATTAGTAGATTTAGCTACAAAAGAAAGAATGATAGACCATATACCTAAAGGAAAGCCTCAAATAATTATTGCAGATAGAACTTTTAAACCAAATTCCGGCTACGTTCTTATGTGGAAACTCTTTGAAATAAAATACGATAAAATATTACCAGAAGCAGATTACTTACAAAAAAATGAAAAAAAATTGTGGCAAAAGTATGAAAATCTAAGAAAATATTTAAATGACTTAACAATTTAAAATAACACAAGACTTTGGACAATCTTTTGCATCGTAATTTCTACAATACAAATCTAAGCGGGAATTCTTAACACTACTTTGACAACATTTTATTTTTTCTTTTGCACATTCATATTTTGGAACTAAGAAAGAATTTACTTTTCTCCAAAGAATTTTAAGAATATCATCTTTGCTTACACTAGGATTTTCTTCTATAATATTAACTACTAAACCCGCAACTAAAGGAGAACTAAAAGAAGTTCCGCTTTTATAACCTACATTAGAATTATCTATTGTAGAATAAGCAATAGGTACAGCATCACCAAACGCATAAATATCTACACAATCACCAAAGTTACTAAAGCCAGATTTATTGTAATTTTTATCTATTGAACCAACCGAAATAACATAAGGAGAGAAAGAATATAACCATGAACAGGCATCTTGATTAGAATTACCGGCTGATACTACTACAATACCTCCTGCTTCAGTTATATCTTTAAATAAAGCATTAAAGTACTGTCCTATTGAATTCTTTGAAACATCTGCACCAGCATTTGAACCTAAACTCATATTTATTACACCTCTTCTTTTTGTCGCTTTAATACGTTCAAGAGCAGCATGTAATCCAGCCTCTATATCTCCTCCGCCACAAGAACCACCATATCTACAGACTGGATAATTATAAATTTTTGTTCCTTTAGAGCTACCATAATTGAGACCTGCAGACTGACTAGCTGTACCTGTTCCATGAGGATGACTTAAATTTTTAATACCATAGGCGGGGTCCATATCAATGACTTGCCCTTCAGAAAATTCTTTATGTTTCCAGTTTACCCCTGTATCTAAAATATAGAGATCTACTTCATTTTTTGCTTTATGAAAAGAATACTGACCATCTTCTCTGCCATCTAATTTATCTAATTGCCAAGCTCCGGGTTTTAATATTCCGTCATAAAAAATTTCATTTGTTTTTTCTACAGAACATATATCTTCTTCAATACTTAACAAAAAATCAAAATCAACGTCCAAAAGACAATCTCGTAAAATATCAGAGACACCTTGTTCTGCACTGAACACATGTAGTTCGCTTTGAGGTATATAGCCCCGAACAAATTTGCCATGTTCGTAAAAATTATATTGAGGCGGTAGTATGTGTTGTTTCTCAGCAATACAATGTGAATTGAATAAAAGAGAAAATAATTCGTGATTTCTATTTTGTAACATTATTTTTTTTAATTATATCTAGAAAAAAAACGGATAGACGGACAATTAGTCTTTACGTTAAATCGCTTTTTTTTAAATACTATGAATCAATTCAAAGACAAAATGGAAGTAGTATTAGTTTGCAAAATTTGCGGTAATCAATATCAAAGACAAGTAAACCTCAGAAAACATATGAAAGCTGAACATATGCCACAAAAGAAAGGAAAAACAAAAAGCGAAGAAACAACAGTTACCACTACAGTAGTAATGCAAAAAAAAGTTACTAAAAAGAAATAATTGTTATTGTAATTTTTTTTTAACTTAACTTATTTATTATATTAATACGGTTGACCGCCTTCGAACTTTCGCACTCTTTTTTAAGCGGTCAAAAAATTTGCTCCAAAGAAAAAAAAAATGGAATATTTAAATTGTGTAATGTGTGGAAAAGAATTTTATCGAAATGATTTAATAAACTTATTATACTGTTTAAAATGTCATAAAAGAAGACCACTGTATATTAAAGATCAGTTAAGGGAATTAGAATTTCCTAATTTTGAGATTAGTAAATATAACTTTAATAATAATAATTTGAACGTTTATATTTTAGAGAATAATGAAATATGGTTTAAAGGTAAAGATGTAGCAGAAATTTTAGAATATAAGGATACTGCACAAGCTATTAAGAAACATGTAGACAAAGAATATAAACAACCATTAATAAAAATAACGGGTCGTCGAATCGACGGGGCGTATAAATTAAATGAACAAGACCATGAATTAGTAATAAATGAACAAGGATTATACTCATTAATATTTAAATCAAAAAAGGAAGAAGCAATTAAATTTCGGAAATGGGTTTTTGAGGAAGTTTTACCATCAATTCGTAAAACGGGTTCCTTTTCTATTATAGAGCAAAATAAAAAGAAACAAAGAGAGATAGATTGGTTTTGTGATCATCAATCTTAATTTATTTAAAAAAAAAATATTTAAGTTAAAACCATTTAATTTGTTTTAAGGTCATGTTAGATGGTTGATATTTCCAATTAAACTTATTACAGATTTCTTTCCATTCAGTATCTAGTCTGTTAAGCGCTATAGGTCTTAACTTCATTGGAACCCAGTCTGTATTATGGCCAGTCATTTCAACAATCTTAAATAACATATAGAATACATTAAATTTCTTTTTCGACCGTGATACATTCTGCCAATTGGCGTCCACATAAAGCATGAGATTATAATGAACAGGGGTCATATCTATTCTATTTGTGTTTAATGTATGATAATCACAAACAGAATTCCACCCTATCCAATATTCTTGTATATTTAATTCTTTGTACTTTCTATACACTTGATACCAGTCCCCGGGGTTAGGCATCTCTTCTTTTAATTCATCTAAAAATTGTTCAGTAGCTTGTAATCTATCTTTTCCATTAATCTTATCGAAAAGTGCATCAAAATATTGTGTTCTAGCATATTGTCGGGGCCAAAACTCTATAGTATGTGTTTTATCTAATATAAAATCTGGCCTATTTAGAAAAATCTCACCACAACGGTCACATACAAATTCACCATATGTATCATCCATTGCGATATTATGGCTATACTTACAATTGTCAGCTAAAAGATATTTAAACTTTTTTCTTGCATTATCATCAAAGGTTTCTAAACCTTCACTAAAACGGATTAACCACTTATTCATGTTTATTTTAAGAGGTTAGACTTGAAACTTGTTGTAATATTATTATAAAATCTAGTGTCATAGGGCAAGCTACTAATGGTGCATTTATTCTTGCTATTTGTAAATCTAATACATTTTGTTCACTTTCAAAATTTAATACTTGTCCAATTGATAAATCATCTTTAGTAGATAAATATAAATTGATATTACTATTTGCACCATAACTAGTAATTTGAGCTGCTTGTTGTAATTTTACACCAATAAATTTTGGTCTTGCATTAATATTTTCATTAGGGAAATATATTGTAGAACCACTTAAATCAGTTGACCCGAAAATAGCGGATATGCTAGAAGTAGGAGAAGAAAGCTGAATTGTTATTGATGCACTAAAATCTACTTTATAACTACCATCTGCTTGTTGAGCTATTCCCGAAGCTGTAACTCCAAGTGCAGCGTCTAAAGCAGCTAGAGATGAATCTAACCATGCTTCTACATCAGTAGGATCGTCTGAACTTAAATCATCGAAATATATTACTTTAATAGTATCTGGATCACTATCTTTATATACTAAAGCTGAATTAATTCCATAATAACATATAGGAATATTACCATCATCTAACCAATAATACAATAACCTAAAATAACCAGCAAAATCTCTTGAAAAATTATATTCGCCATCATAAGAAGCAGCAGTACTTACTTCATTACTATTTATCACAATTACGTTCGTCATTTTTTTATTGAAACTAGAAAAAAAAAAAGATTTCTATTAAAGATTTGTTTAAGTACTTTTTTTTAAATAGATATATCTGCTAAAGAAGAAGGACCAACTGCTTGAGGAGGAGCTGTAGAAGTACCTTGTGAATTAACACGTAATAATTGTAATGCAGAAGAACCATCGGCTGTTAATGTTAAAGCATATTTATCATAAACACATACTATATGTAAATCAAAGTTTACGTTTTCATTTGCATTTTCTGGATTAAAAGAAGGGTCATGTAATCCATTACCACCACCATCAGCATTAGTTAAATTATTATAACTTGGTATCATATAATAATATTCTAATACAACATTACTTAATGATAACTGAATTGGATTATCCATACCAGGGCCTTTTATTACTCCCATATCACTAGCTGTTACTGCTAATACACAATGATATCTATACCAGCTTTGAAAATCATCTCTATCAGCTGGATATAATCTTAAATGTCTTCTATACATATTCCAGAAGTGTATTGGTGAGCTATTATTTAATTTACCAGAATTACCTTCAAAATCTATTTGAATTGATTTTATACTTAAATTATAATCATCAGGATATAATACACTATATTCACTTAATCTACGTTTGAAATATATTAAGAATAAATCAGGAACAGCTGGTAAAGAAATATTTGAAACACTAAATCCTGAACTAACTTGAACTGGATAAGAAGTAGCACCATAAGTATCTGATAAATCAAATTTAGTTAGAGTACTATTTGTATATGTCCATACTTTTGTAACGGGTAAAGAAACTTGTTTTGGAATTACATAACCAGGTGGAGGAGTATACCATCTCAAGAATAATTGTGGTTTAATAGAATAAAAATCTATTGAATTAGAATTCATATCAGGAGCTTGAATTGCACATCTAAACATATTTCTCCAATAACTTGAATGAAATTGAAATGTTAAAGACAAGTTACGTATATTTGGGATACTCATTTTAATATCTCTATTATCATATAAATGAAATGGACTAAATGCAAGTTTTTCATATATATGTAAAGTAATTGCAGCAGGATATCTAGTACTACTAGCAGCTCCTCTAGTTGCATCTTGATAAACCCTACCTACACCAGAACCTACTGGATCTGCAGTTCTCCACATATATTCTAAAAATTGAGCTCTTTTTGAAAAACCCATATTTGTTAATCTATAATTATTTCCTACATAATTTGAAACTGTTGTTGTAGCCGTTTGTGTACCATTATTACCTTTATAACCTGAAGTACCTACAGATAAAGCAGCATTACCAGTAGGAGTGATTGTATTTCCCCAAATGTTTACATAAGCATTACCTTGATTTGGAAAATAACCATCATATAATCCTAAATGTGCTCCATCATCTAAAAATCCTCCACCTGAAGGAAATACACTTCCAGCTTCTTCTTTTGTTAAAAACATTCTATTAAATGCATCATGATATTTTGAGAATTCATAAGTCATTACAGTACCATTTATATCAAGAGCTATAGACTGACAACATCTTTGTATTGGACAACCACTTCTAAAAGCAGTTAAAGTTCCAGTATCAGTAGGAACATCACAACTACTAACTGCTGCATTTGTATTACACCATGCAGATCTAATACTGGTTATTGGTTGTATATCACCATCTGTAATTTGTAGTGTAGTGTGTAACCAAACTTCATTATCTAATAAAACACCATTAGCTGGAGATTCAATATACCAAGAAATTTCCGAAGATGTAGCTGATTGTGCATCATATTTTTGATATTGTACAAATAAAGGTTCCTTTTCTACAACCCCTTCAAAAGGATGCCAAAATAAGCTTGAACTTACTTCAGTTGCAACTTTACTCATTTTAATTTAAATGTTTTTGTTTTTTATTAACACTATAAAAAAAATGTTTTCGAAAATCTTTTTTAATTTTTTATTAAAACCTTTTTCTAGGATCTCTACAAATTTTACCTCCAATTCTCATACCTCCTGCAATTGGCATTCCACCAGCAATTTCCATTCCACTTCCTTCTGGTTTAGGCATATCTTCTTTCATTCCGCCATAAGAAGTATTTTTACGTTTCTTTTCTTTTTTACCAGCTTGCATTTTTCCTATTTGTGCTTTAGATATTTTACCTCCTTTTCTTTTTTTCTTAGTAGGTAACCCTGCTCCAGAATCAGCAGGTGCGGGATTTCCAGGTGCTTCCATTATTTTTTGTTCAGTTTCGTCGTTGTTGTTATCATTACCCCTAGAAATATTCTTAGCAGCATTAGAAGCAGCATCTAAAGTTTTACTAATTTTATCATGTAAATCAGAATTTGATTTTAAAGTATCATAAACGTCTTTTCCTTGGTTTACTGCTGATTTTAATTGTTCCGGATCTTTTAATACATTAACAACATTAGTTAAAGCACCCCTAGGATTACTAGCAGCATCTGCAACATGTCCTACTGTATCTGCAGCTTTGTGTGCTAAAGGTTCATATTTATCTTTAATATCTTGTGCTTTACCTAAAATATTAGAAGCGGTTTTTCCATATTCTCCAATAGGACCGCCGAGATCAGAAGCAACATCTGCAACATTCTTTCCTATTTTAAGACCTTTATTTACATACTTACCAACTGACGCAATATGTTTAGAAGCACTTTTTGCAGCACTTTTTATAGATTTTAAAAAAGATCCACCTCCAGCATCATGTTCTAATTCTATTAATCTACCCGCAGCTTGTGGCGTAGGTGTTAAAACTATATCTCTTAAATCTTCTAAACCATAACCTCCACCATCCGCTTCAGCAGGACCAGCAGATAAAGGCATACCATGTTCATCATGCCACATTTTACTTGGTGTACCTCCCATCATTTGATGAGCTGCTTCACGGATAGCTTCCCAATGTGCTGGATGCATATTTAATAAGGTATGATACATTTCTTTATGACCCATGGAAGAATCATTCCCTCCTGTATCCATTCCCCCTCCCATCATATCCATATCATAAGCCATTTTTTTCTTATATTATTTTTTTTTAACTAAATCTATAAATAAAAATTTATTCCCTTTGATAAAACCCTAATTTAACTCTGAATACACCACCAGGAGGTAATTTATATGGTATAGCTTTAGAATTATTATAAACAACATCTATCCAAAGTCTTATATTGTAAATAGGAATAGGAGCTGAAAAATTTAACCATCTCCTTTCATTCGGAATATATACAATAGTTCCTCCACCAGAAACTCCTAAAGAATATCCATTATTTTTAGTAACAGGTACATTTTCCCCATTTACTTGTACTGTATTATTTACATAAGAACCAGAAATATCTGAAGTTGCTGTAATAGAAAAATCTGTTACAATATTTACTTTGCTGTTATCAGTTTGATCAGATTCAAAAGGAAGATTAGATCTTAATAATATTAATGATGGAACAAAACCACAATCAATTCTACTTGATTTTGTTACAAATTGATAAAAACTACTTTTTGGATTTTTAAATGTTTTATACCAATCTGCTGCATCAATGTATTTATCAGTAGGATTTTCAGGTAATCCAAATATACTTGCTAAATGAGTTCCTTTAAACGCTAATGCCCTATCAGGAAAATATATATCATCTTCATCATCTGCCATGTAATTTACAGAAATACATCCTGAAACCTCAATACTAAATTGATAAATTGTATCAGCTAAAGATTTATTGGCTTCTTTTATTAAATCTACTAATGAATAAAATTTACCAACTAATGGACATTCAAATAAAGGTGCTGCTCTATTCATAGTTTGATTTAATAACATAATAGAAGGTTTTTTAGCATTTGCATCTCCTTTTAATTCATATACTTCAAGATCACTATCATAATAAGCAATGTTATTTCCAGAAAGTTCTAACCTTTCTACTGCACAAACATAATTAGAAGCTTCTTCAATCAAAGGAATTCCTAAATCAATATCTATTTCACATTGTTTATCTTCTACTGTATCATTATAAATAGCTCCTTGCCAATAACACACATTTAAATCTTTAAAATAATTTGTAGATTGTACTTCAGGAACTTTTCTTATGTTCATTTTTGTTTTTTATAGTTACTATAAAAAAATGTTACAGAAAGCTCAAGAAACTCCACTTTCTATATCTTTCTTAAAACAACTAGCCGGAACAGACGTAGATAAGATAGGGTTTTTCTATTATGATGACCTAGGGAGGGTTAGATCCTTAGAAGCTTTATTTGACGGGAAACAAGCTGTTATCTTATTAATGCAAATCAAAGGTCCTAATGCAAATCCAGTAGGTCATTTTATAACTATTTTAAATTATAACAATTATATAGAACATTTTGATTCTTACGGAATAACTTTAGAAAAAGAATTGATAATTACAAAAGAACCAGCCTACTTACAAAAATTAATACAACAAAGTGGTAAAAAGCTTGTTCAAAATACAATTCAATTTCAAGCAATAAAAGAGGATGTAGAAACATGCGGTAGATGGTGTGTAGCTAGAGCAAGAATGTTTAAATATAATTTAAATGAATTTAAAAACTTTTTCGATCAGAAAATTACAACATATGACAGCAAAGTCACACTATTAACATTTTTCCATTAACAACGAAACGAACGAGGAGATGGAGTAGACGAACGGTCATCTGGATAATCTTCATCTATATCTTTTAATTCGTTATCATTTACTTCAAATAAACGGATAAAGGGTCTTATTAAACTCATACCAAATTTAATTTCTGTCTGAGGAGGCATAGTGTGAAATAATGTACGGACTTCATAATACGACCCTAATTCTGCAATTAAATCCCATTTTCTTTCTACCGATTTATACATGATCAATGCAGCATACATATATAAATCATCTACATAACCAGCCATAACTCTAATTAAATCTTTTGGTATTTTTTTTTCTAAATTGAAATATAACATATGTTTAATCAGGTCTGCTTCATCCGTAAGTGCAATAAAACAGTCGTTCGTTACTTTATGTTTATAACTCATGGAAAGTGCGAGAGAGCGTGTGACGGTTTTTCCGACTTAAATATTTACAACAAATACATTTTTTTTAAAATTACAATGTTAAATATTTATTTTGACCATAGTTTTTATGTTTCCGAGGGACTGGTCTTCCAGGAGAGAATCTTGCTGATTTGTTTCTTAATAAATTAAGTGTAAATATATTATTTTTTAAACAGGTGAAAAAAGGCCGCATCATATGAATATAATAAATATCATTTAATATTTTATCTCTTCCCATACTGTAATAATATTCATAAACGATTTCAATAGTATCTTTGTCCATTTTAATTTTTATTTGAGTTTATAAAACGGTTTTCGAAAAAGCGAACAAAACGGTTCTTTACGGTCTTTGGATAAAAAATTTAAAAAAATGGCTGTTTCCGCAGATATTGGAAAACGTGTTTCTGAATATTTAAATGCATTAGAAGATATACGTTATATTCATACCGAAAAATTTGAACCTGCTATTTGTTTGTGTCCTCAACATAAAGAATGTAATTGGGCTTTCTTAGAATCACAATTAATGTTATTATCTATTCCAGAAGGTAAATTTACTCCAACCTCTGATCATATGTGGTATTATACAAGATTTACAGTTTATTTTAAACACGTTAGAGTTCCTAATTATGCGGAGACTTTTATGAGTTCTAGTATATTTGAGATTATTAATTATTTAACTCATTTTATTAGAAGAGGTGTTAAAGGATCAAGAATGTGGGAAGTAACACATGTACAATGTGAATATTATTATACTAAAGGAGAATTTAAACAAGCACCAGAATTAAAATCACCAAGCCCATCTTTAACTCCAGTCCAAAAAAAAGATAGGTGTTGAGAAACACCGGGTGGTACAACAACTCACATCTTAAACAGAGCTATTGTTATTTTTTTTATTAAATATATATTAAATATAACAACTCTTTTTCTTATGATCGGAATAAAGGTTGACCAGTATTTTGAGGTACTATTTGAATTTGCACTAGTTTATAACTAACACCGAACTTACTTCCAGCAACCCATATATTACTTAATTCTAATATACATCTCACATAATTTTTATGTTTTAAAGCTTCAGTTGCCTCATTGTAAGTAGGCTCATTTAATACGGTATGTTCAGTGTAAATATCACACATCAACACATCTTCTTGACTTGGTATTTTTACTCTTAAGACTGGATGTAAGTCAGGGTTTGCATAGTTGTGTCTTATAGGACTGAAATAAGTATCTGGAGGTAAGTTAGTATTAATTTTTGCATAGTTATCTATTTCTCTAAGAAGTGTTTTAAATTGTTTAGTTTCAGTATCACTACATCTCAAACTTAAGTGAAGACTGTACTTTTGAACATCTGAGCCAGGGTTCTTAAATTTTTGTATTCCAAACATTAACTGCATTACTGGTGTTTGTATTTTACATTTAAACCCTCTGAAATATAATGGATAATAGTAATCACGTTCATTTTGCATTACTTTTGGTGCGATAATGAAGTCATCCATATTTTGTGCAATCTCATATGGAAAGTAGGGTTGGTTAGGAATTGAAACAGGCATAAGATTTGGTAAGATAAGAACTTGCGGATTTTCGTAAGTTGAATTTTCAGATTGAGCCATGGTACTACTTTTGTGGTAATATCTCTTTTTCACAAACCATACACAAACGGGTATTAGGACCTATTTTATTAATTACAGAAGTATTTTTTCTTCTTCTACACATACTACAACGAAGATATTTTTCTTGAGGGCCTGCTAATCCAGTTTCTGTTTTGTACCATATTAAATCTGTATTTTCTTCGTCTGGAGATTTAGCTTCTACTTTTATCCAACTTCCACCATTCATTTTACTTCTAAGTGCAGCATGAATATGTCCTTTACAAGACTCATCAATTTTAAATCTAAAACCATTATCTAAAGGTTTCATATTATTATTTTGGTTTGCAGCTTTATCACACCACATTAAATATTTCCAATCTCCTTCATTTGCAACATCATAAAAGGTTTTCCCTTTATGTTTTCCGAAATTAATATATTGATGGAACCCACGAACAATATCTAAAGGTTTCGTTTCAGGCTGTTCAGGTTGATCATTTTTAACTTTAATATTTTCTAAACTGAATTTTTCAGAACTTCCAAACATGTTAACCACGCAATATGTTTTGTTATAAATGAGAAACTATTAAATAAAATAATTTGGGTGGTAAATCTGATAAGCGTTTGTCCATTTCAGTTAAAGCTCTTTGCCATTCTTTTGCTACATCCAATTCATCATACTCTCCATATTCTCTTACATCTAAATTTTCAAATTCAACAAAATAATCGAAGTTTTCATATATATCACGGTGTACCATATGTGCAAAATTTCTCCAACCTTTTGGTAAAGAATTTAGAGTTTTAATTACATAAGGTGCAGTTAATCTTTCTTTATTTAATAAAATTTGGTTATGATCTGCTTTTAAATACCAATCTTTACATGCGGCTAATTTATTTTGTCTTGCGTATTTATTTGAACTTGGAATAGACATTTTTTTTATTTATAGATACTATATATAAAAAATGATAAAATCCCTCCGACAGCTGTCAGTAATATATTACAAAAGAATTTTAAAAATGTTACCTTTCTGTGACGATATTGATAACATTATTGCACAATATGCTGCAGATCTAGTTCAAGCGGATGTGTACAGCGTTTGTTTAGATCACATTGATCATATGTGTGTTTTATACCAAGTGGAAACCGATCATCGTGATCCTGATGATTCTTCAGTTGTTTATAAAAACCGCATCCCTTATTCTGTGATAGAATATATCTTTTACAAACAATCTGGCAACATCTTTACCATTGTATCTTTTCCTCCTCAAGATTTATATGTACATTTACGCCGGTATCTGGAAGAGTGTTGGAGGGAGATAGGGTGGCATGTTTTCAGAAAGAAACCAAAACTAATTGTTCTAGATAAATTCTCTATTACATTAGACGGTACAAAGTATGAAGGCATGCCAGTAACCCAAGATGCATATGTTGGTTTTAGTGTTGCCTTAGAAAGTTACAATCAAACTATTAAAAGCTTTTGTTACAATTCTCGTTGTTTATTATGTTAAATTTTAAAAAATATTTTTTTTTCTAGTAATATTACCAAACAAATTCTCTAACTACTAAAAAAATTCCAGAAATGGAAGAAAACAAAGATAATGAAAACAAAGAATCTGAAAAACATATTAATAAGCGTATTAAGAAAGAAAAATCTGAATTAGATCTTCAGATTGATAGATTTTGTAAATATATTAGAAAACATCCAGAGATCTTTGAAAAAGAAAATTTAATTAAATTAATTGAACAATGCGAAAAGAAAAAAGAAGAAATGCCTAAAGAAGAAGAAAAGAAAGAAGAAGAGAAGAAAGAGGAAAAAAAAGAAATAAAACAAGCAATAATTATTGAAAAAAAAAACCGAAAAAAAAACAACAAATAAATCCACATCCCCGTCCTAAAGTAAAAAAGACTGTAAGTGCTATAGTACAAGCACCAAGACAAAAACGGCAACGAATAAATAAAATTAGATAGTGCTATAATAACGGGTTCTTGCGTTTTCTTCTAATCTATTAAATAGTGCTCGATGTTTGAGATTTTTAGGTTTACATTCATTACATATACAAGTATATTTCCAAAGATCATAAAAATGTCTTATCATTCTAGTATATAATCCATGTTGTATATTTAATATAATTGCATCTTGATCTTGTAAATCTTCCCAATACCCAATTACAATTAATAATAAATCTTTTGGAATATTTTTTTTTGCACCTGCCTCTAAAATTGCAGCTGGGCCACATCTATCTGCATAAGCAAGAAGATTTAATTGTACACGATAATTAGTTTTCCAAAAATCAGTTCCGTAACTGTATGTGTTTTCTTTCTTAGATTTGTATCTAGGTGGACATCTAGTAGTATGAAATTCCGTTGAATGATAATGAGACATATATTATTTATAGTGCGAAAAAAACAATGAAACGGTACAATCAAAATTCAAGAGACGGAGATCTGGAAACAATTTTGGCACGAGGACGTAAAGAAGTTTGTCCAAACCTACGAACGGAACTATCATCAAAATCATAATCATCTTCACTTTCTTCTTCATTTTCTGTTGAAGGATCTCCTATTACATTTTTATGTACATTATTTAATACTCTAACTACATTAAAAATTCTTTTATAATCTGTGGCACATTTACACCATGTAGCAACATTTTTTATTCCACATTCACAATGTATACTTCTACCACGAAACACACCAATTCCAGTATAAGCAATAGTTTGGATTTTAGGAACACACATAAAACAATAACTTATATCTGCCCATACTTTTTCTTTTTCTATAAGTACATTTCTTATTACACCCATTTCATCATCATACATGTCTTGTAAATAACCTGTGATAATTAATGCAATACATTTAGGTAAAAATTTAGTTTGCATCACATTATGTACTTCAAATTTAAGTTGTCTGTCCATTCGTTTGGTTTCGTTAATGTAGAATGATTTAGTTGAAGTAGATGTACGTTTACTTGCCATTACAAGTTACAAAAAAAGTTAAAGTGCGAAAAAAAGTCAATCCGTCATCACGGTCACAGCATTCTTAAAAGCAGGATCAGTTTGTTTTGCTTTTTCATATATCCATTGTATTCCTTTAGCAATTGTTGTTTTTTCAGTCACTGTAAATCTTTCCCAATCTCCTCTATCCATCACACTAAAGGTTGCTTCCATTTGACAAACTGTATTACATTTAAATTGAATTGAACGGATCACTACTGTCATTTCATATTTATGCATGCTTTCCACATAACCCATAATTATATAAAATAAACACAAGGGGAACCACTCTGTTTCCTTTTGTAATGCTCTCATTTCTCTTTTATATTCTTCTCTAGATTTAACAAATTTATTGTAAGCTACAATCATCTGTATATTATATTCAGTTGTCATTTTCGAAAAAAATTAATGCGAAACAGTTTACCGTCTGTCCGTTTTATACAACCGTACAACTCTACTCTTTCGTCAATTTTTTTTCTAAATCATGAACGGTAAACGAACCTTTTCACAAGCATTTCCTCAACAAACAATTTCTGCTCTTAAAAGATTAAAAAAAAATCCAAAAGGTTTTACTACACAAGATTTATTACCAGGTGCATATTCAGAAACTTCTCATTCTGTTGAAATAGAATTAGAAAATCAAAAATATCATTTATTAGTTGTTGGTTTAAATAATAATAAAAAAATGCCAAGAGATGTTGGTGCAATTATTATTGATTATTATCAAGATCTTGTATTTTTACATGCAGTACAATATGAAAATCAATTTAGTAAACATTTTACAGTAACTATTCAATTACTTATATTTTCTAGTAATAATCGTTGTAGTGTATGTAGAGGACAAGATATTTCATGGATAACTGGTTATTCAGTAAAAGGTTTTTGTACTTGTCTTATACGTCCTTTTTGGATTACACATGGCTATGTACCAAAACCAATAAGAAGATGAAGAGGAAGATTTTTTTTATATAGTTATTCTAAAACAATACTTTTTTATTGTACAATATGTCACAGTTAGTATTAAGTAACAAATTATTCACAAAAAATCAAGGTGAGGCCTGGATCCCTTATTGGTTACCTCCTTACGAAGAGGGGTATCCTCAAATCAATAAGTTACAATCTCTTTTCCTTTCTGTGGACAAAGAGATCGATGCTGGTGAGACTCCTGAACCACATCATCGAAATAATCTACCTAAACCCACAAATCCTACAGATGGGGTTCAGTCCTGGTCAGAGCCTTCTAAACCTATCTCTCCTCCTGAGATGGAGTCTACACTTAAACCTATTGAGGATATTATTAAGATTAACCCCGTGCCTTCTTTTCAAGTACTTCCAGAAACATCCATGTTTAGAATACCTGATACTACAATTCTTACTTAAGAGTTAAGAGTATATATTTATATTAAATACAATCAAAAATTTCGCATTTTTAATTTACAAGTAATATCGTAATATTTTTCTTTTATTTTTTCTTCAAACGTACAATTTCCAGCAGCCAATCTCATTTCTTCTTGTAATAAGTTAACCACAAAGATTGATACTGCCAATACAATCATAAACAAAGCAAAGTACGTATATGCACGGGTTCTTTCTTTTCGTAGATCACTCTCCAACTTTCCAATGGCAGCAACAAAATCTTCTCTCATCTGTCTTTCAAATCTTGGGTATCTTCTATTTCCCATATGAATCTCTTCAGGACTTTCATAACCTTCTGCTTCTGAATCAGATGGTACTGCCATTATACACAAGTTAACTTTTATAAACCCAATATGTCGATTTCTCGTTGGCGGTTTACCGTCTTTTATCCGCTATAACATTATCTTTGGTGGCGACACACACAATAGTATCGAGGGTGGCGCGAAGCGCCATCCTTTAATGCTATTTGAGGGCTGCGTATAAGTAATCAGCTCAAAAAGTGTACCAAAATTGGTCATTAAACGTATTATAAGCATCATTTTTGGTACACATTTTGGGCTGATTCATTATACGCAGGCCTTTAAAAGCATTAGGGTAGTGGCGCTTCGCGCCACTCCTAATACAATTAAAGGTGTCGCCACCAAAGATAGAACGGTAAAACCGTTTAAAGATAATTCGCATGTCTCAAGCTTTAAAAATAATAGACGAAATACTTTCCTATATGTCTAAAGACGAAAAATTAGAAGCAGACGAGTGGGATCCTTTTAGTGAACCTTTAGAAGATTATCAAGCAAGAAAAGATGTCAGAGTTACGACCCGATATGATGCAGCCCAGACAACTATTACGTCTTATGTTTATGGTAATGGTACTAATATATTTGGTGTTCAAGTTAGTCCAAAAGATAAAGGTAATACTACTACTTTAGGATATAAAGTTGGTGTAGAAATTCAGCCAAAAGTAGAAGTAAAGAGAGAACATATACAAACTACATTAACATACGAAGAAATAGATTATGCTTTAACTGAGCATACAAAAGAAGAAGAAAAAAAGTTTGTAGAAAATATTAGGGTAACTATGAGCGAGTTTGTAGACCATAAGAAGATGACTATCTATATGACAATTGGAAGCAAGTACAATAATAAAGAATTAAAATATACAATTGAAGGTAGATTAGAAGATCAGACCAATGCTGCAGTTACTTTGTTTTATGAAGCATTGATGGATATGGAGTTTGGTTTAGAAGGAAAAAAAATAGTGATGAAATTTCAATAAAGATTGTTATTTAAATATTGCTTATAAATATTTAGCGTATTTCTTTTTTGCACGCGCCTTAATAACTTCTTTTTCTTCTCCAGTAAGTAAATCATCCGCCATCTGTTTAACCCTAGTTTTTACAGCAGCCTTCTTTCTTAAAGCTCCTTTAGTTTTGTTTCTATATTTTTTACGTAACCTAGGGTTAGGTTGTCCTAGAATAAGGTCTTTAAGTTTTTGTTTCATTCCGGGTTTACGTAACCTTTGAAGTGCGTTTGCTACATTAGCATAGGGTAGGGTTGGTTGATAACCGTGTAACCTACCCCTAGCTTTATCATTAGCAAACCGTACTGCATAAGGTAAGTTTAAAGCTAGATTCTCACGTGCAAGAAGTAAGTCTTTTGCAATCTTAGGAACAGACTTTTGTCCTTTTCGTTTATTCACAATAAACATTTTGTTCTTATCTAATTTAGAAGCAGGATAAAGCATTCCAGTTAGGTTATCCATTCTGTGTAAAGAGTTCTCAGCTCTTCCAGATCTTCCTAGAATATTTTTAAGAAGTTTGTTACCCGCCATCAAGTTGTTACCTACCATTAGGTTTTCAGAAACATCACCCGGCCTACGATAACCGCTAATATGACTTCCCCATTGTTTTCCCCAACTCAAAGCATTTTTAGCTTCTTGGGAAAGTTCTGCATTTCTCATATATTTTTCTGGATTTGCAATAAACTTATTTGGAATTAAAGAAAGAAGCTTTTTGTATTGTGCATCTCTACTAGCACTTCCTTGAATTACATTATCTACATCATATTCTATTCCTAAAGATTTTAAAGCTACAGCCAGTTTAGGTAATGATTCTTTGCTACTATCAAATTTGTTTGTTGCAATATCTTGTGCAATAGTAGCTAGAAAGACTTCAGATTCTAAAGGGTTAGTAGCTAGATCTCTAATATCTGCTTTTCTTCTTAACTGACTTTCATTGTTATCTTTTAGGTTTTCACTTAACCAATCCCATCTAGTTTCATTTCTCTGTCTACTGTTTTCACTATCTGTTCCTGCAATTTTATCTACTGTATTAGCTAAATCATCCATTGTACTTTTAGAAACATGATGTTCGTTTGCATATTGATAAACATGTGCGTTTTCAAATATATCTTTTGCAAGTCTCCTGTATTTAGTTGCAGCCTGAGCAAATTCTTTTACATCATCTGCACTTCTATCTAAAGGTCTATTTTCACCAGTAGATTTTAACAGACTGTAAAACATACTTTGATCACTTGAAATAAGAGGTTGTATTTCTCTAATACCAGCATCGAAAGGGTCTTTTGCATCCATATTATCTTTCCAGTTTTCTAGTGCATTCTTTTCACCGTCTTCAATTATTCTTAAAGCTTTTAATTGTTCATCTAATTCTTTTGTGGAAAGAGTACTAGATGGTCCTAGTTTGAGTGCAGTACTTACACCTTGTTGGGTTAACATAGATTCAACACTAGGGAGGGTTTTCTTCATATCAGCTGGAAACCTTTCTCGTATTGCATTGATAGTATCTAAGTAAGAAGATCTTAATTTTAATTTATTATCCCGTTCTCTAGTTGCCCGTTTTATTTCTTCTTCTTTATCTCTAATAAACTTATTCATATGGGTTTTATCTAGGTAGGGTTCATTTTGAGACAGTACATAATTCTCATCACCTGTAATTCTCCACAATCTATCTTTTAATCTATCTTGTTCTGATTCAAAATGTATTTCATTCTTTTCATCTTGAACATCATCATTTACCATTCTAGCTGTATCTTTAACTTCATCTTGGTATTTTCTTAGATCCGTCATAGTTTGTATTCTTTTTATTTCATCTTCAGATGGTAACTGACTATCTTCATATTCAGGCTTTCTACTTAAGTAACGAATATTTCTTAGTAGAGCTTCTTTTCCGTTTTCAATAGTTCCTATATTTTCATATTGTTTTTGTAATTTACGTAGGGTTTCATCTAAAGCTTGATCAGAAGTACCTACTGTAGGAATTGGTAAGTAATCACGGTCTTTTATACTTTTCATTAACCAATCTATTTGATCTAATTTAGATTGTCGTTCATTTAATTCTTTTGTTTGTTTCCAGTCTGATTCAGTTTTAAATTTATCTTTCTTAAAACTTAGTTCATCAGAAGCAGCTTGAGTTTTTGCTTGTAATAAATCTAATTGACTTTTTCTGACTGCTGCATTATCTTGTAATAATATTTGTCTTTCTTTATCTCTTTCTAATTCTTTTAAATCTCTTTCTTGTTTTAATTTCATTTTGTTTTGTTCTAATTCTAGTGACCGTTTATCTTTCTCTTTTATAAGCTGTCTTTCTTTTTGTGTTTTATCTGCTGCTAAAAAATCTTCATGTACTTTTTCTGATTGTTTAGCAACTGTTTGTAATCTATCTAGGGTAAGTGGTTTACCGTCTGTATCATTTAAGTAATCAAATACATCTTTAGTGTTATTACTGCTAAAAGGAGTTTGAACAGGATTATCTAAACCTTTTTCTAGAGTTCTAATACTAGAAACATTTGCAATAATCTCACTTCTATATTGTTTATAGTCATCTAAAAGTTTTTGATTGTATTCACTTACTAAATCCATTTCAGATTGTCTGTCTTTATCACTTTTAGAAAGATTAGGAGATTGATCAGTTCTAAGTTTTAAGAAATTGGCAACAGCAGGATCCATAGTTCTTATGTTATCAATCATATTGTTAATAATTCTTTTGTGATCATCAGAATCAGTTTTTACTTTTTCTTTTTGTTTTTGATTTATTTTATTTTTCACCGTACTTTCATATTTTAGTAACTCATCCAGATTAGGTTTTTTGTTTGGACCTGGATAAGTCTTTCTCCAGTTTTCATCGTAAGGAGTTGAGGAATCTAATGAAGAATAATCCCTTACAAGTTGATCTACTTCTAGTTCTTTGTCTGCATATTGTTTTAATTTTTGTTGGGAAATTTCTTGTAACTTATCTTCTTTTTGTTTATCATTGTAATTATTTGAATTTATTATATTATCTAAGTTTGTAGAAAGTTCTGGAGAAATATCTGTAATTTTATTTTTAAGTTCATTAAATCTGGCAGTTTGAGAAGATTCTTTTTTCTTTTTAGAAGCTAATATTTCATTATTCATTTGATTTTCTAAGTTCCCCATTTTATCTAAATAGTTAATAATAGATTCTTGTTTTTGTTTTGTTTTCTTTTTATTAATATCTGCTCTAATATTTGATGGATTTAAGTCATTCATTTTTTTGATCCATGAATTATCCAAGTGAGAAGCATTATCATTGTATTTTGTGTTTAGTGAATCAAATTTGTTTTGTAGAGTTTCAAAATCTTTGTTTTCCTGTCCAATATATTTTCTAAGCCTATCACCTGTTTGATTTTCCTTTTTTAATTTTAATGTTAATTCTTCATTAGTTAATTTATCTAAATCTTTTTGTTCATCTTGTAAACTATTTTCATCCATAGTTTTATTTTGTTTTTGAGCTGCAATAATTTTACGTCCAAGTTCAGATTTATTTTCTAAAATTTTTTTTGCGTTTAAATTATGTTGTTTTGCTTTCATAAATAAGTCTGGCATTATACCTAATTTTTGATTATTATCTGTAGTAAATACATCATTTGGTATATCATATAAGAATTTATTTCTTAAAAAATCTTTTTCAGCTTCAGGTAATAATTCTGACAACTTTGTAAATCTATTGCGTTGTTCAATTAAAGAAGAATTAAAGTTTCTAGCTACAATATCTTTTAGCTTGTTACTTACCTCATCATAAGAACCTCTATCCAAATAGTTTTTCATTAATTGTTCAAATTCAGTTTTAGGATACATTTTTAACCCGTCTTTATTAGCATGTGCTGTAACTAACCTGTCATAATCTTTTAGTAGTTTATTTCTGGTACCTTCAATATCTTCAAATATTTGTTTTAATTCACCAGGTTGACTGCCTCTGTATTTATTTACTGTATTTTCTGCAACGTAATTTCCAATTTTAGAAATTAAATTTTGATAAGAAGTTTGAGCTTCATTGTGTTGTCTAAGTGCATCTAGCTTATCAATAAAATGCTGACGTGTATATTGATCAGGTGGTAGGATTGAAAAGTTTAACATGCTTTTTTCTAAGTTAGGCAATAAGTTATCTATTAGAATTGCAGTTTGTGGATCTCTAAGTAACTTGTTTAAATCAGAAGCTTGTGTAATAAAGTTTTCTATATATGGTAATTGTTCTTTTAATTTATCAGGACCTAACCCACGAAATTGATTAAGTTCATCTTGATTACCTATGAAATTATATAAAGGTTTCAGATTATGTGTTACATCAATTCCTGAATTTCCTTTTAATATTTCTAATGCAATTAATTCTTGTTTAGCTTTATTTACTCTATCAAAGAAATGTTTTGCTTGTTCGTAAGTAGCTTCACCAGATTTTAATTCACCTTGGTCTTTTAGATTAGGAATACCAAATATATCATTTAACCATTCAGTAGAGCTCAAATCACCGTTTCTAAACATATCTATTAATTTTTGTGACATTTTTTTGTCATGATGAGTAAATTCATTAATAAATTCCATTGGATTTTTATAACCCATTTGTTCCATTCTTCTTAAGAAACCTGGTGGAAATTTCCAATCTCTAGGGCTTCGACTTGAAGGAGGACGTTGATAAGGAGGTTGGTTTTGAGGAGGTTGTTGTTGTTGTGGTGGGTTATTCCCTGACGCACCTGTAGCGCCAGATGGAGGTGGACCTCTAGGGGGTTGACTGAAATCTGTAATAGTAGTATCACCCGAACTATCTGTAATAGTTGTGTCTCCTGTTGAATCTGTAATAGTAGAATCATTAGAAGGCGTTTGATCTTTTATTTCATTCCATAATTCTTCTAATGATTTTCCTTGTCTGTTATTTGCGTACACCTCAGGAGGAACTTTTCCTGGGATTCTTGTAAATGTTATTTTAGTATCATCAGGAACATTGTAAACTATTCTACTAAAGCCTTCATGGTTAGTAATAACAGCATGTTTTTTTCCGTCATTAGTATGTTGCCATGTAATGTTCTCTGGGTTTACTTCATTATCATATAAACCGATTGTACCTGTTTCTGGAATTATTTTTTTGTCTTTTGATTGTTGCTGAGATTGAGAAGAAGAAGAAATATCAGAAGGAGGAATACTAGAAACTTTAAACTGACCTTCTTGAAAACCAGATAATGGATCATATTCAGAAATAGGTTCTGAAGAAGCTCTTCTTTCCGACCCTCTTTTAAGACCGTATAATAATTCTGTTATTGTAGGTTTAGGATTTTGTTGTGGAATGTTAGGAGGAAGATCTGCTTCTAGTCTAGGAATTTCATCGTTAAATAAATCATAATTAGCATTTATAATACCATATTGTGTAGGATCATAATTGGAAAAGTTTTGTTGTATTTGTTGATAACGTTGTGTAAAGTTTTGATCTGGAGACTGAGATGGAATATTTTGAGTAGTATCATTTAAATCTTCTTCTTCTCTTTTAAGGTCTTCATCTTCATCCATCAAACTTGCATCTTCTTTTATTTCTTCTTCTTGAATAGGAGGTAAAATAGCTTTTAATGAATTATTTCTGTCATTATAATCTTCCATATCAGCAGGAAGTGGCTTTAACCAACCATCCGGAATATATGGTCTAGGTCCTTCTTGATGGTCTTCTATAGGTCTTAAATCAGAGAGACCGTTTAAAGGTGCATATACATATCTATCTGGATATTGACCAGTTGGATCACCTATTTGATAAAATATACCCTGTCTTGAATCATCATGGTTTGCAAATTGAATTTCTTCATTTCCCCATAATGGTATATAAATAGGACCGTCTGGACCTGGCTGAAGAGATTCAGACTGTTCTGGGGAAGTTTCTACAATTGGAGCTGGCATGGGAATTGGACTTCCTTGTTGCCTTGAAAAAGGATTATACTCTTCTTGTTGCGGTCCATATGGTACCATTTGAAGGTCACTTGGTGAATTAGATGGTGGAAATTGAATACTTTCGACTGAACCTTGATTGCTTTGTGTAGCTGATTGATAGGGTAGCGGTGGAGTTTTAGTAGGTGGTATAAATTGATCTTTTTTATCTTTCAAGGCACTTAATTTTTGTACTAATTCAGGGTCATCTTGTAAATAATCTTTTTCCTCAGGCGTAAGAAACCCTCTTTTATCTCCCATGAAATAATGTAAAACATTTTTATGTCTCATTAAATACATTTGTTCTCTTTCATCAAGTGGAACGTTTAGTTGATATATTAATTTTTCAGTTGGTGAATCTATTTTATTAAATAAATCTCTTGTATCACGTAATTGATCAGATGTTAAATTAGGTTGTGGTATTATCCATTTTTTTTCCTTATTACCTTTCTTATCTATAATTTTTCTATATTCCCTTCTTTCTCCCGTTTCTAAATTTACTAAAGTATAAGAAACACCATATGCACCTCTTTCTCTATCTATTAATTGAACTGGATTTAAAGCACGAAACCCTGGAAACATTTTGGCAAACATTTGTTTATCTCTCAATATATTACCTGTTACTTTTATGTCAGTAGGTTGCCTTGTTGGTTTTGTAGGAAGGGAAGGAGGGGGTTGTTCAATAGGTTGTTCAATAGTAGTTGTTTGTGGTAGGTTTTGTTGTTCCTGAACTGGTGGAAGTTGTGAAAATGGTTGTTGTGGTATTTTTATTCCAAAACGTTGTTCTACAATTTTTTGTAATTCTTCTAATTTACGTGGTCTAATATCTTCCATTTGAGCAATTATTTCTTGTCTCTTTCTTTCCGATAAATCTGTTCCTGTTTTTAATTGAGCTCTAAAACTACCTTTTAACATTTCTCTATTATTTTTTTTATTAAATTGTGTGTAATTTTTATTTTGTTTTGTATATACATAAAATTCTCCTGTAAATGGATTTACAATAGGAATCCAATCTGTCATGACCTCAGGATGTTTTTCATCAAAAGGTCTTATTTCTTTAGTTAAAGCTACAAATCCCGGATATGCTTCTTCAACCATTTTTAAATCTGTATTTACATCACCAGTAAAATCAAGTGATGGTGCTCTTCCTTCAATTAAATTAAATCTGGTTGGAATTCTATTGTAATTATTTTGAGGTGGAGCTGTAGTTAATTCAAAAGGTGATATTTGTTGTGTTGGGGGAGGTTGTGATTGAATTTGAGGAGAGGGTGGTGCTTGAGGAATAGTTTCTTGAATTAGTGGTGGTTGAATTTGAGGAGGTGGTGGTTGTTGTACAAGAGGTGGCGGTTGATTAATAGGTTGTTCGTCTGCTGCTGCTAAAGCTTTACGTTGTTCATAAGTAATTATATTTTTAAATACATCTGGAACATTTTTATATCTCATAATCATAGGTTCATACCTAGGTCCTACCCTATCAGCAATAGGAATAGGACTAACATCATCATCATTTTCTTTAACTTCTTTAAAAATACTTTTTCTATATGTTTGAAACTCACCAGTTTTTTTATTAAACATTGGAAACACAAATTGAGTTATTTTTGGTGTGCGAGTTATTCTGGGTTCATATACATCAAAATCTGGAAATACCTTTTCCACATCATCTATCATCATCTTTTCATCTGCTCCAGAAAAATTAATATCAGGGCCTTTTGTCATACTAAAGTTAGGTTTAATATCTTCTTTTGCTTCTTTAAAAGGAAGTGGTGGTGGTAGAGGTGATTCTTGATATTTAATATCTGGTGAATATTGTACATAAGGATAATCATGTGTTATAAATTGATTTATATACCGACCACTTTCATTTTCAGGATTTTCTAATTGAAACCATATTCCTTGTGGTTCATTGTATCTTCCATAAGTAGCTCTATTTATTGTATAATCTGGATAATTTGCTATAATAGGTTCAATGTATTGAGCAGGAATAGTATCTAAATTAATAGGAGTCATGGATGTTTCTGTAGCAGGCGGTGATCTTACATTAGGATTCATATCAGATCTATTACTGAATGGAGTATAACGACTGTTAGGATCAGTAGATACAGATGATGCTCTATGTGCTTCTAAATCATATGGTATAAACTGAGTTTTTTGGGAAACTAACTGTTTTGCAGCTTCTGTACTATCAATTGCTTGTGGCATAGGAATGACACCTTGTGCAGTACCTGAAGTAGCATTATTATTAAAATATAAATTAATAGTTTGTGGTTGATTAGTTGTATTTTGTTGTGGAGGGGGTTGAGGTTGAATTTGTGGTTGAGTTTGAGGAAGTGGTTGTTGAATATTAGACTGATCACCCATATCAGGACCCATTTGATCTGGTAATTGTGGATTTTGTATTTGTTGGTTTGTGTTATCATTATCATTAGTAGGGTTTAAATCATTAGAAATTGGAATATTGGCTGGAGCAACTGGGGCTTTGACTGGACTTTGTGTTGTAGTAGGAGGTATTAAATTAGCATTTGTATTTATTGCATTTCCTTGAAGTTGAATTGCAGCCATATCATTAGTAGGAGCCATAGGTGGGGGTGGGGGAGGTATATTTCTTTTTGGTGGCTGAAATGTGTTAGGACGTGGTGGTACTGATAAAGAAGGTGTAGGAGTTTCATGATGTGTATAATGAGGTAATGGAGGATGTGTCATAAAAGGTCCTGGTTTGTAATATGGTTCAGCATCCCACATTTTTTTTCTTTCTCCTTGTTCATTTCTCCCATAATGCATAGGACCATAATTATAATTAGGGTCTGGTCTTTTAGGTCGTTCATCCCGCAATGATGATATAGGTGGTTGATTTTGTAATTGAGGTTGTGGTAATGGCTGAGTAATATTATCTGTAGGTGGATTTATTTTTTGTCTTTTTGAATTACCTGTTTTTTTATATTTTGTTTTTACTTTTTTGCCTACTGTAGTATTAAAAGGATCATTAGGATCGTAAGGTGAATCGCTTGGTGCTTTTTTGCGTTTATTACCTCGCGGCATTTTTTAATCGAACTATAAAAAAAAGATACTTTTAAAAAGATATTTAAATTAACCAAGCAGATTCCGCAGTAGCAATAGCATTAGGTTGATGCATATGAAAAATTAAATGACGGCCTTCTTGTGTGGATCTGGAAAGTGCTTCTCTTCTTTTATTAGGTTCCATTTCCATAAAATTTCTCATAAACGCAGCAACTGCACCTCTATTACTACTAGGAAAGGTAACAATATATCTAGACTCATTGATAGGTTTCTTAGTAATATTACCGTCTCTCAGTCTGTGGTTTACAGCAACTACAGTGGCCTTTCTGTGTCTAGCCTTTTCTAACAGATGATCTCTAAAAGTTAAGATTTCAGGGTTTGTCACATCATCAAAAACAAATAAACTCTTATCTAAATTACCTGCTACAAAACCACTATCACAACCTCTATCTACACCATACTTCTTATATTTACTGGTAATACTAGGATCCTTTTCTTTTAAATCACTAAACATAATTCTTTCACGTTTTTCTTTAAAATTATCTTTTTCTAAAATTTTATTAATTAAATAAGACTTACCAGAACCAGTAGCTCCGGAAATAAATACATGACCGTCCCATTCATTTAACCCTACTGCAGGAATCCACATGGCACCTGGTTTATGTATCATAGTAACTGGACTTTTAGAATCTGCAAAAACTATATCATCACTATGAGCATCTCTAAATAATGCTTTCTCACCTTGATTTAACTGCATTTTCTCAAAAAGAGTTCTTTTAATTTTATCGATAAAAAAAACCGTCTTAACCGTTTCAATCTCATTTTTCGCATTACTTTAAACGGTAAAATGCCACGAAAACAAAAGAAAAAATATGTAAAAAAATATACATTCAATCAAACGTTTCAAAAGAAGAATTTTATATATATTAATTTTACGAAAGAACATGAACAAGATATGAAAAATGTAGAATCACTTTTAATTATATTACCACCTGAATTATGTAATATAATTAAATTATTTTTAGATGAATTATTTAAACATGAAACACATCGTATAAAGTCTGTAATACATAAAAAAATTTTTAATTGTATGGATATTAGATCTTTTTCAAGTTTGGGAATGAACCGCCCCAGTGATTATTATTTTATTTGTCATTGTTGCAAAAAGGAAGGAAATAAAAAAAGAAAAAATGGATTATGAGTTTTTTTGACGTCATAACCACTCATAATGGGGGACGTCGAGTGATTTTTCTTATTTATTTTGATTGCTTTTCAATTAAAAAATTCTTTCTAAAAACCGCTAACTGTCACAAACCCTATCAAAAATTTATTTATAGTTCCTATAAAAACAATATAAGAGTCATGATACGTAGAGCAGTACTTAACGCAAATAAGATTAGCACATATCGTAATCTTATTCAAAACAATTTAAACAAAAGAGGCACATTATGGAAGTTAACTTCCGAAATCTCTGGTCTTTTGGGTGTTCAACCAGAATTTAAATGGCCTAAAGGATCTTGTTCAAATTATGAAAATATTTTACGTAATTATTTAAAAGAACAAGAAGATCTTTTAGAATCAGAAGCTGCATCAGTAGCAATTGCTCCTAGTGTTTTAAACACGGATGTAGCTCCTGAAATAAAAGAAATAGATTTTGCAGTTCCGCCTTCTCCTGAATTTAATCCTTTTGAAATATGTATTCCAGATGGTATAGTAGAAGAACCTATTGTTCCTTTTCAGTTGATTGCTGAAGAAAAATTAGAACGTATTAAAGCAGAAGAAAATTCCTTTTTAGGTACAGATACAACTACAGAAAGTATATTACAAAGATTAAAAGAATTAGAAGAAAAAACAGAATTAAATGATAATCCGTGGCACCGCGAACTTTCCCCTTTCACTCCTCTTAGTCCTCCTGTACATCGTCATGGTCGTAACTTTAATTATCCATCTCGAGAGGAAAAACAATCTATTCACAGAACCATATTAAAACCAGAAGATGATGATAATAGTAGAGTAGCATGGGAAGCATGGGCAAAACATTTAGGTTATTGTGTAGAATATGGACAAACCCCTACTTCTCCTTCTCATCTCTATCCACCAGGTACAGCTACTTGTCATTATTTACCTAACCCAATAGAACAAAAAGGATCTGAATGGCCGGATCAAGAAAATTGGTTTAATACACATGGAAAAGAAAATTATCGTGAAATGAAACAATTAAAAAAACGTCAAAAATATTACAGCAAAAGAAATGAAGAAAGAAAAGGTAAAATTACTTTAAAATTTAATAGATGGTTACCTAAACAACAAATGAAAGCAGAAGCAGAACCCGTATTAGAAAAACGTAATAAAGAAGATGAAGATGAAGAAAGATTTAAACAAGTTGCTATTATTCAAAAGAATTTAAAACCAAATATTAAATTAAGAGGTGGCATGAAAAGCGCAATTCCACCCCACCTAAGAAAATTTAAACCACATATTCCATCTGCTCCTGTAATTCAAGATTCTACTCACAATTATTTTAAAAGAAATTTTAGTTATATGAGAGGAAAACAAGGTGCAGGTATGTTACAACATTTTTATAACATAAACCCAAATACATATTTAACAGCAACTCCGGTTACCATGAATTTTATTAAAAGACTAGCACATTATGGATGTATGGATTGTTTAGAAAAAACACATGGGAGGGTAGGTGCAGGTATGTATCCTAAATTACAATTTGTATTTAGACACAGAAAAACAAATAATTATGTAAGAAGTAAAGCAATAGATACAAAAAGAACAGCAACAGTGGGAGGGGATTTTCTTGATGATTTACTTAGTATTTCAGGTCAAGGGTTATTTTCCGGTTCAGATGATTTAATGGAAGATGAATTAGAATTAATGTCGTTATCTTATTTGGTTCCTTTATTATTTGATGAAGGAGGTTGTGATTCACGTGTACATACACATAATTTTAGTGAATATAAAGTTCGTACTTTAAAATCTAATAAAAATAATTGTGGAATTGCTTGTTTATGTTATATGGTAAAAGGTGGTAAAAAATTAATACATAATACTATTAGAAAAGAATGTAATTTACCTATGGGGACATTATTAAATTATGATGAATTAGAAGTAGTTGCTGATCATCTTAAAGTAGGATTCCGTATATGGATTGTAGAACAAACTATATTAACTGTACAACACACTTTTGGATTAGATCGTAAAAGAGTTGCTGATATTATTCATAATAAAGTAACAAAACATTATTCTTTATTAATCTTAGTAAATGATAAGAAGCAATGTACATTATGTGGTAAATTTATAAGAAAAATGGATAAACATATATGTGATAGCCGCACCATTAATTTCTATCGTCATTTCCATAAGAAAGGTATGAAGTCCGCTGCAGAATACAAAACTATAGATGATGTAAGAAGAGATCTTGAAGAAGTGTATATATTTGATTTAGAAACTTTCCCAAATGAAAAAGGAATACATCAACCGTATGCTTGTAAAATGCAAAATATCGGAACAAAACAAGAATGGTTACGTTATGGCCGTCATGGTAATTTACTTCAAGATATTATTGATGAATCTTTAAAAGGTACACCAATTATTTATGAAGATATGAATCCCGGTGAAAATACAGGTAAGTTTAAATATAAAATTTCACCTTTAGACAAGAAATGGTTATATATGGATTATGAAGAATTACCGACACAAGAAGAAGTATGTAGAGAAGCCAATTTAAGATTAAGAGAATTAACTAGTAATGAAATAGGAAGAATTAATGGTTACCATATAGATAATGATGAGAAAACACAAACTTTAATGTTATTAGATGGTAGAGAACATTTAGTTATGAAGTGGCATTATTCTTATGAATATGAAAATGATAAACAACGTGTAGAAAATATATTAAAAGAAATGAAGAATTATAAAAACTGTATTTTCGTTGCACACAATTTAAGTAGATTTGACGGTGCTTTCTTATTACAATATTTATTACATAAAAATATTGAAGTAAAATTTGTAATTAACTCTGGACGTATATTAGGATTAAAATGGAATCATAGTAGTGTATGGGATTCTTGTTTATTCATACCAGATTCTTTAAAGAATATTGCAAAATTCTTTAAGTGTAGAGTACAGAAAGGTGACTTTGATCACACATTAATAAAATCATGGGAAGATGTAGAAAAATATAGAACTGGACAAAATGGTTGGGAATTATATTTAGATGCAGATGTATATTCATTAGCAGAAATAGTAGAAAAATATTGCACGAACGTTTATGACACTTTTAAAGTAGATGTATTTAAATCAGTAACCTTATCTAGTATGACATATAAATTATGGGGACAAACTACATTAAAACAACATGTAGTAATAGAAACACCGCAATATGATAAATATGATTTCGTAAAAGATAGTATATATGGTGGACGGGTATTTCCTTTACAAAAACACTTTGCAACTAATGCATTAACAAAAGAAGAAGAAAGCTATTTAGAAAAAATATATCAACAATTAGATGCTGGTATTCCTTTAGATGATATTAAATATGAACCTGAAGAAATTTCTACCATGTATACAAAAATATGGGATTCCGGTTCTTTCTTAATGAATATGGATATGAACTCTTTATATCCTACTGCAATGAGATTAGATATGCCGGTTGGTATTAGTGAATGGAGCTCTAACCCGCAAATTGATTTTCAAAATGGTTATATGGGTATTTATCACATAGAGTTTGAACCGCCTAAAAATTTAATTCTTGCTGTATTACCACAAAGAAATTTACCTTATAGTGCTCCTTGGGAAAATAAAGAAGAAAATAAAAAATGGAAACAATCTGGTATTAAATGGTCTTTAGAAGCAAATGAAGGAATATTTACAAGTGTTGAAATAGAACAAGCAATTAAATATGGTTATAAAATAAAATTTAAACAAAAAGCTTTAATATGGAGACAGAAAGCACCTGTATTTAAAGATTACATTGAACAAATATATAAAATAAAGAAAGAACAAGATGCATTAGAAGGTACAGAAGATTACAATGAAATAGTAAGAATGATAGCTAAGAATATGATGAATGCTTTGTATGGAAAAACCTGCCAAAGACCTATTCAAGATGAACAACGTATTATTAAGACAGAATCAGATTTTTATCAATTTTGTGAAGATTATTTATTAACAGATTATGTATGGGTAAAACAAGGAGGAGAAAATGTATTAGCAGTATCCGGATCACCATTAGAAATAGAAAATGCAAAACCTTCACATTTAGGTGCTTTTATTCTTAGTTATTCCCGCATGTTAATGTTAAAAGATTTTGATTACGTAACTAATGGATTAATGGATGCTTTCTTTACATATACAGATACAGATTCTATGCATATTTATGGTAAAAAATATAAAGAAATGTGTATAGAAAAACCTGAAAGATTTGGTGATGAAATTGGGCAACTTTCTAATGATATTAAAGGAGACAGTGCAATGATTATTTATGAATATTGCTTAGCTCCTAAATGTTATATGTATATTTATATTACAAAGGATGGTAAAATAGGTATGAAGAAGAAAGTAAAAGGTGTTCCTAAAAGTGTAATGAAAAAACTATCTATGGAAGATTTTGAAAATGAAACAGAAAAGAAATTAGATTTTGAATCATTAAAAAGAAATATGTTTAATCAAGACAAACCGTTTAGTATTTCTGTTGTTAATTCACACAGAACATTTTTAAAAAATAAATGGAGTAAGATGATTTATTATGAAGAATCTAAGCAGTTTAGACCTTTTGGATATAACCCTGAATATAAAGAAGAGAAGGAAGGAAAATTAGAACAAGAAACATTTGATTTAAGCCAGTACAGTTCTCATGTTATAGATGAGTACGGCTTAGAAGGTATTAGCTGGTATTTCAAACAAGAACCCTCCCTACATTTAAATAAAGCTAGACTAGTAAAATGGGTAGATCAGACTGTATATCAGAAAAAACCTGTTCATCACTTTACTAGACTAGATACAAATGAAATAATAGAATTATTAGAAAAGAAAAAATTACATGGATCAAAATTATATGAAGTAACAGAAGGTATGTGCCGTTTGTATTGTGATGTTGATTTAAAAAGGACCGCAAAAGATGATTTTCCGGAAGATATTATATTAAGAGAAATAGTAGATTGTATTATAGAAGCCGCATCTAAATATAATGTTACAATATATCCAAATGAATTATTTATTACCAATGCCTGTAGTGATCACAAATATTCCTTTCATATTAATTCTACCAAACACATATTTCCAACCGCAAACCATCAGAAACACTTTTGGGAAACAGTTGCAGAAATTTCTAGGAAATATCCTCATATACATTATCAAGATGAATCTCCGTTTGATTTAGCTGTATATCATAATCATCGTGCAATGAGAACTATCTATAGCTGTAAACCTAAAATAGGTAATATATTGAATCCAGTTAATTATAAAAATGAAGAACAATTTGACGCTAACATTGAAGATTATTTAATATGTTGCGTACCTAGTGAATTACGTAAAATAGAATATAGTAAATTAAGTAGAGAACCACAAGTTGGGAAAATAAAAAAATGTAGTAACGCTAGAGTAATCAAAAACACAGGAACCCTTAGTTCTGAACTTCTTGCGTTACTGGACAAAAATAAAAATTCATTGAAAGGTTTTGATTTACAAAATGGAGAAGATAATGGTAACATGGTCAGATTAAATCGCATTGGTCCGGGATCGTGTTGTGTATGTAACAGAATACATCATAAAGACAATGGATTCGTCTATTACAAAACTAAAAAACCTTACTTTGTATGTTTTAGAAATTCTTCTAAAAATATATTTTATTTAATTTAAACTTATCTTTAACCACTCCGCCTTATAAAAAACACCAAGTTGGGGTAGGGAGGCTCGGGTGTATAAATATAGGAGTGACTTACGGTTAAAGATAGGTTTTCATTTATTTCGCAAATTAAAAGGATAAACTAAAATAAGTGTATATGATGTGACAAATGATATAATAAAGACAATGAATCGCATAGTATAAAAAAAAAATATTTTGAATATATTAGAAAGATCTTTTAGAAATACGTTGAATATCATTTTCGATGTTCTTAGAAAATTCTTGTTTGCAATTTTCATGAAACACCAGGTTGGGTTAGGGTAGCTTGGGTGTATAAATATAGGAGTGTAAATTTTTTTTTAATTTGGATTAGAATTAATTTGAATAGTAGCATTTAAATATGCATAACCATGACCACCACTTTCAGCATCACTATTCATTGTAACTATCACTAAATATTTAAATAAATTTGCGGGTAATAATGATTCTGAAACAATAGGTGGGGTGTTTGACAAATCTATACTAACGGAATCTGTTGCTCCATTCATAAAATAGTGAAATAACTTATATTTTAAAAGTTGTATCATATCACCGGAATATTCTTGAAATATAATAAGCCATACATCAACACTTAATCCATCACTTGTATAATTACCACATACCAATGAATTTAATAAAATTTTTCCTTCTGGTGGTAAAGGAATACCTGCTAATTTCATTACACCTGTCCCTGCTACCATTGATCCAATTTGTTCTGAATGATCATCTTCAGGGTTCGTTAATTGCAAATAAATATCACTTAAATTTGTATTATTTGCTGAATTATTAGTTTGAGCTATTATGGCTTTGAATACACAATATACATCATTTATAGTATTTTGAGCAGTACTTAACGGTAATGTATTTACTGTATAACCATTAGTTTGTGATCCTGTTAATACATATAAATACATAGATGTTGCACCATCTGTACCTTCATGGTCAAAAGAACCGTCTGTTATAATATAAGAATTTCCTGTAAAAAGAGGAACTTTAACTCCATCTAATAATACATTGTTTCCAATATCAATTAACCCTGCAACTACATCACCTGTTAAACCATCCATACTTTCATTTTCACCCCCAACTTGCATATAAAAGAAATTTCCTGTTGGGCTTACATTAACTCTAGAATCATTTTCAAGCGAATCTGAAACTAAGTCACTAACATCTGCTTTAATACTTTTTACTAATTCATACATCGACATGTTTGTATATAATTTTTTTAAATAATCTATAAAAAAAAAAAAAAAAGATTGTAAAGAAAATATGAAATGTTTTTTTTTCTTGATATTAATTTGGATTATAAACTTTTGCATTTAATTGTAAACTATTAAAGCCACCTGTTGTAGTTTCAGAACTCACTACTAAAACAATTACATAATTATGATTAATATTTGTAGGACCTAGAATTTTCGGAATATAACTTAAATCCCATTTTCCGAAAAAACCAGTAGTTGTTGTTATTGTGTTATAAATATTGGTATATGTCCATGCATTATAAGCTGTAAATTTAACCAACGAAACATTTAAAGTTTGTTTAGTAGTCGATCCACTGCAAATCAAATTATCCAATAATATAAAACCATTGTAGGGAATTACAATATATGTGGGATAAAAATTATTTAATCTACAATGCATCCAACTTACATAATAATTTGAGTCATTTTGTTTTATATATATAGTATTTTCATTCCAGATATTAGCTCCCCAAGAATTTACTTCAAATTTTTCAATAGATCTAATATTATATGTAGTTGCTGCTCCAAGATTATGTGTTACAGATTGATATACCCAAGAATCATCATAATATTCTAATAAAACGGTTCTAGCATTAGTTCCTGTTGACGCTACATCATTAGCAGAAATAGCTGCAATAGAACAATTATTTAAAGGTGCTGAAAAATTCCAACCGGATACAGGAAATAATTTTATGCCTATTGCTGTACCTAAAGAATCAGAACTAATAGCTTCCGTAAAAAATGTGTGTGGTGATCCAGTTCCTCCTACATTACTAAGAATTACAATAGCTCCAGTTGTTGCATTAAAAAACAATGGTTCTGTAGTTTTACAATACACTTTTTTCAATTTACTATAAAATGTGCTATTAGAATTTACAGTAGATAAAAATCTATAATCTACCAACATATTATGTATCGTATTAGCATTTATATCATTAGTAGCTACACACACTCTAGCTACACTGCTACTTAAATCACCAGAATTTCCTGCCATTGCATTGGTTCCTAGTGGTGTAACTTGAATAGCTACAGATGAACCTATGCTAGTTACTACAGATGTTGTTCCGGTAAATATTCCTGTTGAAATTGTATTTAATGTGTCTGATATTTTTCTATTAGTTATATCTTGAACTACTTCTACATTTTGAGTTGCTGGAAAATTATTTATATCAATTAAACCCGAACTCACAGACACTGATCCTGATATTGGGATATCTTCATTCGCAACCAATACAGATAATTCATTCAAGTCCTGATCTACACAATCAGCTACTATTGCTGTGTTTTCTTCTATTTCTGTCAAAAGTGTTTCTGTACTACCACCTCCTGTAATATTTTCTTGTAAAAATTTGTAAATTTTTTCTACTTTATCATACATCGACATGTTTTTTATATAAACTATAAATAAATTTTTTTTCTATTTAAATTAAAAGAAAGAAATGAGTGTTACGCATTTAGATCCAACTGAACTAATTTTTGATATTAACCAGTATCGTATTAAAAATTTATGTTATCCGGTACATTTGTCTGGATATTTACAAAAACAATGTCAAGATCATACTAGAAGAGTTATTAATAATGAGACTGGCTTTGGATGTACAGATGCAGAAATAACTCAAAGGGCGGGTTCTTCACTTTTCTTTAAATTAGATGAGTTTTGTGCTAAAATACATTACACTGAACCGATATTTGATAACTTGATAAGAAATGACAACATAGAATCAATTTTAAATTATCCCTTTGCTAATGTGATAGGTATTTCTATGTTTTCTTGCGGGAACTATATATATGTATTTGCTATGATGGGAGAAACCAAATAATTTTATTTCTAGTTTGAATAAAAAAAATGAGCGCGCATATGAAACTAAAACTTGCTAAAAAATCTAACCATGATGTCTCTAAAATAGAAAAAAGTGTTTTAGGCGATTTTATGAAGTCAGGGTTAGAAGTTCCTCGGGAAGTTATGAGGCGGTCAAATTACAAACATCTTAGACCAACACCATTCTTAGGGACACTTCACAAAAAATAAAAAAAAGTTTTTTCAGAATTTGACTTGGCAAAATTTTTGAATTTTTTTTTGAGAGAATAAAAAATAGAATTTCTATATACCCCGGAGAAGTGCAGGTCGGCTGGTAACGTGATAACCTACTCGGCCACCCTGAAGGTATGGCTTATCCGAGCGTGTCCTGCAAGCTGCCACTTCTATGAACCCGGATGTGTACTTAGAAAATTCTATTGAGAAAAAGACAGAAGAAATAAGTATCCTGGAGGAATGCGGGTCAGGTGGTACTAGGTAACCCACTCGGTCATCCCTTATTCTTGGGTATGGCATGGAGCTTGTCTTCGCCGCCATTCCTATATGAACCCAGTGTATACAAATTTTTTCTATCTTTTTTTTTATATTTTTTTTTTCTTTAACCTAATCTATTACTCTTACATAGGTTGGTTGTGATATATATAGTAATGATTTTTCGGTTCACTTCCGAGACACTTGTAAAAAATATAAAAAAAATTTCTATTATCCTTCCGCCGGGACTTAGCGAAAAAAAAAAAACTCAGATGGATTCGCCCCACCTAAGAAAAAACCCGCAGATTTTTTTTTGTAAGCGAATGATCAATCACCATATAAGTCTTTGGGTGCCGGTCCACTATTGCCCCGAGTAACAAAGTTATCCGGTGCGCCCTCTTACGTATCTAATTGGCCAACATTAGACCTTCTCGAAAGGTTCCCAGAAGGTTATGTTACTACATCGGCCTTACATAGCGCCGGAGCAGCCTCAGAAATATATGTTTCTCTATCTATCTTTTGTTTTTTCTCTGAGACCCCCATATACTACCTTATATCCTACCGCTGGCATATATATACTAATGATTTCTATGTGCACTAGGGGTACACTTGCACGGGTCACCAAAAAATATTTTTTCCAATAGAAATCACATAAGGCGCATTTTCGCATAAAACTTGCGGAATTTCGCAAAAAAGTCGAAAAAGTTGGAAAACAGTGATGGGACCTATTTTTTATGTTTCCCGGTGAAAAATGCGGCATTTTGATATGTATATCATATTTTTCGGTTTTTTTTGGTAAGGTGCGAATTTCCGCCTTATATGGGTCAATTGAAAAAAAATTTTGCAAGTGTGTCGAAGTGCACATGAAAATCATTTCTATATATACCCCACACAACATATATATAGGTTATAAGTACGAGGCAGGTGCGATACATAGATACAAATAATACCTGCTGATATGAGAGTGTTATAGGTTTTACTACTGTGGTGACGCCGAGGTAGTTTTTTCCTAAAATTCTGGCTCATATTGTCTGTCGAAAGTGGTAAAGGACCCATATTGCTGGAGACAGATTAGTACAGTAGATACTTTTAAAACTGTTGGGTGGTGCTTACTATGTTCTCGTCCATAGTAACACTGTCTAGAAAGGAATCAATTCTTTCCACTTTCTACTGAATTAGACGTAGGTAGGGGTGGGGGTAAGGATCAGACGGAGTGGTTGGTTGATCCGGGAGTTGATTACACGAAACAGGGGCTAAAAGATATCTACTCAGAATTTTTTTTTTTTTTTCTAAGTACCCAAGTGTTATCCTTGCACCTAATTTTTTTTCACTCTACAAGTGTCCCGGAAGTACATATGGAAATCATTTCTATATATACTACACACAACATATATAAGAGTAGTATATGAGAGATACCCACCTGAGGGTAGCAAAGGAGATTTTCTTTACCTAAAGATTATACTCTGTTCTGAATACGGACTGTGGATAGTAATTGGAACAGCCCAGCGTCATAGCTCAGGATGCACGTAATGGTGTGACCTGACACAGACTGCTATCACATTTGTTCAGTAGGAACTCCCCTCACCCAACGAGAAGATGAAAATATTTTCTATGACTTGGGAAATTAAAAATTTTTTCTAAGTATCGGAATGTTATCCTTTCGCAAACTTTTTATCCTTTTTACAAGTGTCTCGAAAGTACATATGGAAATCATTTTTATATATAGCCCAACGTTGATATATATAGATGTTATAAGAAGAAACAACCAAAAAAAAGTAAAATCAACGTGGGTGGCCTAGTTTAATCAAAACGTTTCCATTGGGGAAGAGAGTCCAGGTTCGAGTCCTGGGGCCACTGGGTTATATATCTTTCGAGGTATATATGTGAATAGGTTGTTGTTACCCCTGCAAGGGAAAGGATCTTCAAAGGAGGAGTGGACCATGGCTTGCGGTTGAAGTTGGCCATCTTTGTCTTGCGGGGTCGAAAACGCCATTGGGTTTAAGTGAACGGACCTATTCCCCCTAAAAGAATGATACCCTAGTGAGGGATATCTCGAGGTTCCCCCACATAGCCTAGGATATGTCCATGGGGCCGCTGTTACCTCATGAGGTACCATTCTTTTTTTTTTTCAATTAAAATAAAATATTTTTTTTATTCTACAAGTGTCCCGGAAGTGCATATGGAAATCATTATTATATATACTCCAGAATAGGATATAAAAGATATATTGGATGGTTAGGAGGAATGATAGACAAAGAAGTTACAGGGACTCGTGTTCTCATCTAACCCTCCTGCTGTCCCCTTGGTCCAATGTATCAAGGTCAAAAAAATCAATCAAGAGTTACCGCATGAAGTTGGTCGACCGCATGAGGTGTGCCTGCCGGGTCGGAGTTTTGTTGGCTCCACCTGCCAGTATTTAATCCCATCGGATCAATTAGTAATGTGATGGCTTGAGAGACTTTCTTAAGGATTCCTAGGATCCTTAAGTTTTTTTTTTTTTTTTCTAAGTAAGTATCAAAATGTTATCCTTGCGCAAACTTTTTACAAGTGTATCTAAAGTGTATATGGAAATCATTTCTATATATAGATTAGAAGAAAGATAAAGGTATATTGTAGGATAGTTGTTGCAAAAGATGTTCAAATAATACTCTCCTCTGGTGAAGTAGTCCGCAATTACTACACATGCAATGTTTCAACTGGGGATTTAACGAATGTTATTTCTGGAGTCATGTTGTTAGTTGTAGTAGCGTAGTACTTCGAGGGAGTATGCCGGGTAATAATAATCCCTGGACAAATAGGCCTCTGCTTCTTCGGGGTCGATGATTACCTTCTTTCTAGTGTACAGACTAGAAAGGAGTTACTTCACCAGTTTGAACTCGATGTAGTTCATTTGGATCAATATTTGATAATTCTTGGTACGACTATCCTACAAAACTGTAACGGTTGCGTTCGATTCGCCTCGGGCAGCCTTGTGTCGTTAAGGTGAGTATAACAATATATATATTTCACCTTTGAACTGTATGTGTCTACGGCCATATACATAGACTACTGTTCGACGGGTTTCTCTTATGTATTGTCTTTTAGACCCTACTTCGGTTGGTTATGATAAGGGACTCAATCGTCGAGAACCTCAAACACAC